TATTTTCCGGAGAAGACAGGTGACGATTTAAGCCTCATTGAATTTACAGACTTAGGGTTTGCTTCTAGGGTGATAGTTGGGAGAGACTCTTCTGTAATTTTAAGTGAGGCTGAGGAAAACAAGGATGTGGACCAAAGGGTAGCTGAGTTGTGGGATGCACACAAGGTAACTAAGGCAAAGCATGACAAGGATTTTATTCTTCAGCGAATCGCCTCCTTAACAGGAGGGATAGGGGTTATCCATGTAGGAGGTAACACAGACCTTGAGCAGAAGGAGTTGTATGACAGGGTAGACGATGCAGTGTGTGCAGTACGTTCAGCTTTAGAGGAAGGTATACTTCCAGGAGCAGGAATGGCACTAGCAAAAATATGTGCACCCTTTCACTTCAAGAGAAATGAAAAAAAGGAAACCAAGGAGCTTATGGTAGCGAGAGATATTATGTACAATGCCCTGCAAGCTCCATGGAGACAGATACTTATAAACGCAGGTCTAGAACCTGATGATATTCTCAAAGACCACTACCTTAGTGGATTTGATTATGGGTATGATTTAAAGACTAAGGAATATGGTGACCTAATAGAGATGGGTGTTATTGACCCTACCAAGGTGACTAGGTCGGCTCTTCAAAATGCAGTGTCTGTTGCAGTAACTATTTTATCAACCAATGCCATTATTACAATGGCTAGAACATACGAAAGCGAATGAAGCCAATAGGAAAATATATCGTGATTGATGAAATCAAAGAAGAGATCAGTACAGAGTCAGGAATACTTTTAACTAGCGAAGACACCAAGGACTTGAGATATAAGAAGGGTGTGGTTGTCATGCCTGGTACAGATGTGGGTGTGGTAAACACTGCTGATGAGATATACTACGACTCAAGGGCAGGCTACAAGATGGTAATCAACGGAACGCAGCACACAGTTATTTCTGAATCTGATGTCGTTGTTGTCTTGTAAAAGCGTTCATTTCTGTTATAAAATTTCGATACACCTTATCGGTGTATGATACGTTTCTAAGAAACATAGGGTTGCCATCATTACTTGTAGGAATTTCCTTCCCATTGAGGTATTTGTATATTGATGTGGTGACCCTTTTTCCTTTTGTAGAAAGTTGATATAGAGCTTTTCTTTTACCCATTCTTTTTCTAAAGACCTCAATCCAACCTGCCTGTCTTAGATTTTCAAATCTGTTTTTATTCCAACTTATTAATTCATCGAACTCTTTAAATTTATCTTTTGAAAAGTATTGTTCTGATTTTAAAAATAGTAAGATGTCAAGGTCTGCTTGTGTTAGCTTATGTTTTGCTTTTATAAACTGACGCACTACCCTCCAATATTTTAAGTAGTCTGATTGCATAAAATTTAATTTAGTAACTTTGTTGTAAAGATACTAATTATGACTGACGAAGAAAAAACATCTAACTTTAGGCAAAGCACTGCTAATGCAATTGCTGATTTGAAATCACAAAACAAAAAGCTTACCTCTGAGGCAATCGCAAACAGAAAGGAAAAAAGAGCAGCAGCTAAAAAGAAAAGAAAAGATGCTAAGAGAAAAAAAGTGTCAGAAAAGTATACTAAAATAGCAGGGCTTCAAGGTCTTCAAGTTCTTCAAGGATTAACAACAACAAAAAACAAAAAATAATAAAAACAAAAACGGCATGAGTAAATGTAAAGGAAAAACAGGAGCTACTTTAAAAGCTTGCAAGGAGCAAGAAAAGTTTATGAAACAATTAAAGAAAAAAGATAGTATTTTTAATGATAAAAATAAAGCTGCTATGAAGACAAAAAATAAGTATTTAAAAAAATATTCTACGAATAATAAAAATACAGTACGAACTTCTCAGCCATTAGCTCCAACACAATTTTAAATTTTGGCAAAGAAAGGTAGAACAAAAGGAAATAAGATTTGCCCTGCAGGCATTGCTTGGGCAAAGAGAACCTTTGATAAATATCCATCTGCGTATGCTAACATGGCTGCTAGTAAATATTGTAAAGACCCCAACTACGCTAAAGGTAAAAAGAAATAAGTTTGAATAAAAATCATTACCATATTGTTTTGATGATATTAAGTGTTATAGGTTTTATATTAATATTTTCATTAGTTGCATCTGTAATAGTAGATAGAGAATTAGATGAAGATGGTAAAGAAATTATAAGACAAATAACAACAAGTTTAATTGCTATTGTAGCAATGATAATAGGAGGTAATCACATAAAAGAATAATTATGCCAACAGTAAAATATAGTTGTCCAGATACTGGAAAGTCAATGAAAAAAAGTTTTCCCTACAATGCAGTAGGAAAAGCTCAAGCACATACATTTGCAAAAACTATGGGTGGAAGTATGAAGAATAATCCTAATACTAAGATGACTGAAACAGGATACTAATGGGTGAGCTTAAAAAATGGAGAGATCAGAAGTGGGTTAGGATTGGTACGGATGGGTCAATCAAAGGAGCTTGTGGTACTAGCAAGAATAAAAAAAATCCAGACAGGTGCTTACCATTGGCTAAAGCTAAATCATTAACTAAAAGACAACGAGCTAAAACGGCTAGAAAAAAGAAAGCATCAGGTGGAAGGAAACAGTTTGTTTCAAACACCAATGCAGCAAGAGTAACTAAAAGATATACATAGTAATGGCAATAATACCAGATGGCACAAAATTTCATGGAGTATCACCCTTTGTAGATACACAGAACAAAGGCTCTGCACAGGCTAATGCAATGAGAGATGCTTATACTCTTGAAGAGTTAGGTGAATCTATAAATATTTTTATTCAAGATAATTCAGTTACACGTCTAGTTCCAGAGTTTATCACTGCGACACCTGGAGGAAGTTCTGTAATATCAACATCTAAAAATATTATAGACATTTCCTGGGTTGGTGGATCAGGAACTTATACTTTAACGTTGCCTTCAGCAACTGAGATACCTTACAGGTTTTTAAGAATAGTAAACAACTCCACTGTTACTGCAAATGATAAGGTTGATATTGCTGCACCTGTTGGTGAAACTATTGATGGTGGTGCAACATATGAAATAAACAAACCATATAACGGATGTGCAGTATGGTCTGATGGTATTAACTGGGTAGTAATTCAAGCTAAATCAACATAATGGCAGATAAAAGTAAAATGGCTTGTAACAAGCCAAGACGTTCAGATAGAGCAGGAAAAAAGAAAATGGTTAAAGCCTGTGCAGGGGGAAAAGAAAAACTAATTCATTTTGGAGCTAAAGGTTATGGGCATAACTATAGTGCAGCAGCTCGAAAAAGTTTTAAAGCTAGACACAAGTGTGGTACGGCAAAAAGTAAATTAACTGCAAGATATTGGGCATGTAAAAACTTATGGTCAGGTAAAGGTGGAAGCACAAAATCTAGTCCAAAAAATAGACAAGGAAAATATTAGTATATTTGTATCATGGGAAAATTTAAACAACTAGTTAATAAGCTAATGTCGGAAGGTGAATCTGAAACGGCTGCGAAAAAAATAGCCTATGCTGCAGGTGTAAACAAGTATGGCAAAAAAGGAATGGCTAGAAAAGCAGCAGCAGGTATGAAGAGAGCTAGAAGAAATAAGTAATTAATTAAATAAATAAATATATCATGAAACAAGGTTACAACGCTAGACTAGATGAATCTCTAGGAGCAAAAAACGGAAAGAAGTCTCAATCATTAAAGGATCGTAGAGACGAAAGTAAAGCAATGTCTAAAAAAGATTATGGTCATGCATACGGAGGAGATCACTCAATGAAGTATGAAAAACATTACCCAAAAAGTGTAAAAGGACATTTAAGTAAATTAATAAGAAAATAATTATGTTGAACGAAAAATCTAAAGGATTAGGAGATACCATTGAAAAAATTACCACTGCTACTGGTATTAAAAAAGTAGTAGACAAAGTTGCTAAAGCAACAGGTAAACCATGTGGATGTTCTGAAAGAAGAGATTCGTTAAACAGAAAGTTTCCTTACAGTAAATAGTTAAACTTTAAAAATAAAAATAAAAATGATACCAAACGGAACAAAATTTCATGGAGTTGCATCCTTTGTACCAACAGAGAATTTAGGATCAGCTTCAGCAAACGCAATGAGAGATGCTTATACATTTCCTGAAGATTTCAGTGAACTTGTAACAATATCTTATAACGGAAAAATTATTAACCTCGGAGCAGGGAATAACAATCCATTTAATGGAGACACAGTAGAGTGGGGAGGAATCCAATCACCAACTAATCAAGCTTCTGCAATTATATTTCCATATGCAGTAAAAATTCAGTCTGTATATTTTAAAGCTGCTGCACCAATGACTGGAGCAAGTGCAGATTTTAATTATGTATTTAATCTTTACACTAGTACAGATTTAGCAGCAGACCCTAACACACCAGGAACATGGACTCAATTAGGAGCTTTAGTTACTGAGTTAACTAATGCAGATAACAATACTGCACCAGGATTTGTGGAAGATGTAACTTCACAAAACTTAGTAATTCCTGCAGGAAGCATGTTTGCTATGGGTGGAATTGAATTAGCAGGAAGTATTTCAGAAACTACTCTTGAAGCAGTAGTTGGAATTGTTGTTACTAAACTTTAATATTTAAGATATGTCATACCAGAAATTACAAACAAGCAGGGCAGTTGCAGTTATTCCATCTAATACCGATGATATACCTAGCATTTCTTCACAAAATGGAAGAGGAAATAATGGATGTGTTTTATATGTAGGGACTGGAGGAAACCTTAGAGTATTAACTGCAGGGGGAGATGACGTAACTTTTGCAGGATTTCCTAATGGAGGATTTTTACCAGTAAATGTTGTAAGAGTTTATTTAACAGGAACTTCTGCTTCTGACATATTAGCACTTTGGTAATATGTATATAGCCATTGCAGTAGGTATAGGATCTTCAACATCCTCAGCAATTGGTGCAGGGGGAGGAGGAAGTCTGCCTCTAACTGACGCTACATTTAATCAAGCGATTACAGATATATTAGCTCAAGACCCCAATGGGGATTACGACCTAGCACCCTATGGCAAAATTCAAAATTGGAATGTTAGCCAAGTTACTGATATGGCAAATGCTTTTATATCTAAGTCTACTTTTAATGGAGATATCTCTGCATGGGATACAAGCAGTGTTACTGATATGTATAGAATGTTTGGGCAGGCAACTTCTTTCAATCAAGATATAAGTTCTTGGGATGTAAGTAGTGTAACTGATATGTTTGAGATGTTTACAGGTACTCCTTTTAATCAAAACATTGGTAGTTGGGATGTGAGTAACGTGACTGATATGAGTAATATGTTTTCGTTTAATTCTGCTTTTAATCAAGACATAAGTGGATGGAATGTGAGTAACGTGACTACTATGTTTTATATGTTTGGTTTTGCTTCAGCTTTCAATCAAGATATTTCTAATTGGGATGTGAGTAGTGTAAATACTATGGAGCGTATGTTTTATCAAGCATCATCTTTTAATCAAGACATAAGTGGATGGGATGTGAGTAATGTTACTAATATGGCTAGTATGTTTAATTTTGCAACTTCATTTAATAAATCTTTAAACAGTTGGGATGTTAGCCAAGTTACAAATATGTTTAGCATGTTTGAAGATGCTACATCATTTAACGGAAACATTAGTTCTTGGGACACTAGCAACGTGAACAACATGAAAGAGATGTGGAAAGACGCAACAAGTTTTAACCAAGATTTAAGTGGTTGGAGTGTGAGTAATGTTAGTAATTACACTGACTTTGATACTAATACACCAAGTTGGACACTACCTAAACCACCTTTTGTAAATGCTAGTCAATTAACTGATGCAACATTTCAAACTGCAATTAATGATATACTAGCTCAAGACCCTAATGGAGACTATGACCTTTCTCCTTACGGAAAGATACAAGATTGGGATGTTAGCCAAGTTACAAATATGTCTAATGCTTTTTTTAACAAAAGCTCGTTTAATGGCGATATTAGTGCTTGGGACACAAGTAGTGTGACTAACATGAATACTATGTTTAGGGATGCTTCTGTTTTTAATCAAAACTTAAATTCTTGGGATGTCAGCAGTGTAACTAATATGTTTTCTATGTTTAGGGATGCTTCTGTTTTTAATGGCGATATTACAAGTTGGAATACAGGTAGTGTTACTGGTATGGGCGATATGTTTTATGATGCAAATTCTTTTAATCAAGATATAGGTTCTTGGGATGTTAGTAGTGTTACTAAGATGAATCAGATGTTTAGGAGTAGTTCTATTTTTAATCAAGATATAGGTTCTTGGGATACTAGTAGTGTGACTAATATGGTAGGTATGTTTTATGGAGCAGGTTCTTTTAATCAAGATATAAGCTCTTGGGATACAAGTAATGTATTTACCATGCAATATATGTTTTTAGGTGCAAATCTATTCAACCAACCTCTTGACTCATGGGATGTGAGTAGTGTTTTTAGCTTTGAATCAATGTTTCAAGATGCTAATGTTTTTAACCAAGATTTAAATTCATGGAATACAAGTAGTGCTACTCAAATGAAGAGTATATTTTATAAAGCAAGGGATTTTAACGGAAACATTAGTTCTTGGGATGTGAGTAATATTACTGATATGTCTAAAATGTTTCGTCAAGCATTTGATTTTAACCAAGACATAAGTAGTTGGGACACAAGTAATGTTACTAGGATGTATGAAACGTTTTATGATGCTCGTGTTTTTAACCAAGATATAGGTTCTTGGGATGTAAGTGGTGTTAACTTTATGCAAAGTATGTTTAATGGAGCAAATGATTTTGATGGAGATATAACTTCTTGGGATGTAAGTAGTGTTACAAGTATGGCATTTATGTTTCAGTTTTCTCCTTTTAACCAAGATATAAGTGGATGGGATGTGAGTAGTGTTGGCACTATGGATAGTATGTTTAATTTTGCAAATTCTTTTAATCAAGATATAGGTTCTTGGGATGTTAGTAGTGTTACTAATATGAATAGTATGTTTAGTGGTTCTCCTTTTAACCAAGATATTAGTTCTTGGGATGTGAGTAGTGTAACTGCTATGTTCAATATGTTTGAGAATGCAGATTCATTTAATCAACCTATTGGTAATTGGGATGTTAGTAATGTTACTGCTATGAATGATATGTTTAATAAGTGTCGTGATTTTAATCAACCTTTAAATAATTGGGATGTGAGTAGTGTTACAAGTATGGCGAGAATGTTTGGGGACACAGATTCTTTTAACCAAAACTTAAATTCTTGGGACACAAGTAGTGTTACTGATATGAATGGTATGTTTGAGGATGCTACTTCTTTTAACGGAGACATAAGTGGATGGGATGTGAGTAGTGTAACTAGGATGTATAAGATGTTTAAAGATACTTCTTTTGACCAAGACATAAGTAGTTGGGATACTGGTAGTGTTACTGATTTTAATAATATGTTTAGAAATACTCCTTTTAATCAAGATATAAGTTCTTGGGATGTGACTAGTGCAACTAATACGTTAAGTATGTTTTATGATGCAAATGCTTTTAATCAAGATATAAGTTCTTGGGATGTGAGTAATATACCTAATATGGGTTTTATGTTTCAAAATGCAACGTCCTATAACCAAGATTTAAGTGGATGGAATGTGGGTAATGTGACTTACTGTACAAGCTTTGCTGATGGTGCTACTTCATGGACACAACCAAAACCTAATTTTACTGCCTGCACCCCATAGATAGGTTAATTATTTTTTACTTAACTTTGTTTGTATGAAATCAAGTGTTAAAAGTTATTATATTCAAACTAATTCTTGGTTGATAGACGTTCAAATAAATTATCAATACAAAGATGTTTAACAAAATGACATTATCGGATATAAAACTAACACTGCTAAATAGCTTAGCACTAATTGTTTCTTTTAGTAAACTAGAGGCAATACTTAAAATAGTATTATTGATAGCTTCTATTGTGTATACTGCACAAAGGATTTATGCTAACTACAAAGAAAACAAATGAAATATTTTAGCTATAAAGAATTTGATTCTCCTGACATGCCAGGCAGTGGTTCGTTAATGGATGAGAATTTTTTAGAAATGCTTGATGAAGTTAGAGACAAGTTTGGAAAGCCTATTATTATAAATAGTGGCTATAGAAGCGAAGATCATAATGCAGCAGTTGGAGGTAAACCCAAAACAGAAACATCACCAGGTTCAAGTCATATGTATGGGTTAGCAGCAGATATAAAATGTGATAATAGTGTTGATAGATTTTATTTGATATATTTACTACAAGAAACAGGGTTTCAAAGAATAGGAGTTGCCAAAACTTTTATTCATGTAGATTTAGATTTTGAAAAGTCTCAGCAAGTAATGTGGATGTATTAGTATGAAAAAGATATTAGATTGGTTTGGAAGTACTGTAGTCAAGGACATAATGGGTGGTCTTGATAAATTATTTACTTCTAAAGAAGAAAAAATATTAGCAGAGAATGCTATCAAGCAAATTCTTATTGAGAAAGAGCTAGAGCTGCAAAGGATGCAGACAGAAATAATTGTAGCCGAAGCGAAAGGGAATTGGATTCAGAGAAGTTGGAGACCAATATTAATGTTAGCGTTTGGATTTATAGTAATCTACGTAAAGTTTCTTGCTCCTTTGTTTGATTTAACAATACCTGAGCTTGAAAACGAGTTTTGGAATTTGCTACAAATAGGAATAGGTGGATATGTTATTGGGAGAACAGGAGAAAAAATGATGAAGTCATATTCAGAAACAAAAAAATAATATTATGCCAAAGATTAGTTCATATAATACAGTTACACCTCAAGGTGATGATAAGATAATTATCACTCAAACAAATGGGACACCAACAGATGTAACTAAGAACATTACTGTTGAGGGTTTAAAAACTTACATAGGACAAGGTGATGATATTCCTACACCCTATATGTATGTTTTGAAAAGACCATATGTTGATGCTACTACAAAAAATGATAAAGCTTTTGTGGCTATGCAAAAACCTGTTGAAACAGATTGGTTAACTAAAAATCCTAGGCTTTTTATGTTTAGATATAGAAAGTCAAAAACTAGAAGAGTAGATCAAGGTGGTATTTCTTCGTATTTAATGAAAAGGACAAATTTTATTCACCCTTCTCATAACAATGGAGAATATCAGAGAACTAATTTCCCAGGTAGTAATTGGGCATCAACTTTACAGACTACTAATGATGGTAATATATTGTTTCCTATTCCAACAGAATGGGATATAAACAGTGAATTAAAGATAGCTAAGACAGGGTCATTAATAACTGACTTTGCTTCGCTAAGACCTACTACATATATTGAAGTTCCTTTTAATCCTTTAGGATTTTTGTTTGATATCGTAAATGCAACAGAAGTGACATCACTTCCTGCGACAACAACACGAGATTATTGGGGTACACGATTTTCAGTTACAAGACCTGCTGCTAATGTAAATCCAGAAAATAATATAAATGATTATCATACCTCACAAATTATAATGAAATTTGCTATAGGTATACCAAACCCTACATGGACAAATACAAACCATGAGTTGCCATACATATTTGGAGATTTATCAAATGCCGTAACATTAAAATATCAATATGATGGCAGTAATCGTAAAGTTGTAAATAATTACACACTAACTCAAGGGTCAACAGGTAATGCTCAAAGGTTTAGCATTTAAAATATGCGAGGTTGGCAATTAGAATTACATCTTTGAGATGTTTTCAATTAGAATTAAATCTTTGAGATTTTTTCAATTAGTCGACCTCTTAGCTTAGAATACCTTTGTTAATTCAGGGGTATTTTTTTTTGATTATATTTGTATAAATTAAATCTAATTAAATGAATGATATTCGTAAGATAGCAGTTGGTCCTGATTACAAAGGAGGAGCTATGCATTATGTTGTTGGACAAGAAATATTAAAAGGTACTTACAAAATACATCACATAAGATATGATGAAAATGTAGATGCCTTTAAAATATGGATTGAATCCACATATAACAAAGAAATTGTTTTGTGGAAGCAGTTTATTAATATGCCTGTATCTGTCGAATATAATATTAACTTCTAATGAAATCACCTTACCTATTTATCACTACTCCTTTAGACAATAAAAGATATAATAACACTAAAAATATAGGTGGAGTAGACTTTATAACAAGCACCTCAGAAGAAAACCATAAGGCATCTAATCGTATTGCTGAGGTGGTAGCCACACCTATTGTGTATGATGGTCCTATTAAACCAGGAGATAAACTTTTAGTTCATCACAATGTTTTTAAATTTTATAACGATATGCAGGGCAGAAGAAAAAGTGGTAGAAGTTATTTTATGAATGATTTATTTTTTGTTGAGCCTGATCAGTTTTATATGTATCATGATGGTGAACAATGGAATACTAGTGGCAGGTATTGTTTTACGAAACCTGTTCCTACAGAGGATTATTATTTATACAAAAACACAAACGAAGAACCTTTAGTTGGTGAAATAAAGTATAGCAATGAGTATTTGCGTTCACAAAATGTGAATCCAGGAGATAAAATATGTTTTAAACCAGAAAGTGAATATGAGTTTGAGGTGGATGGTGAAAAACTTTATCGAATGTTTGATCATCAAATAACAATTAAATTATGAAAGATAAGCCTAGAAGAAAAAAAAGACCAAGAATAAAATATAATCCAAATGGCACTAGACCCACAAACTTTAAAGAAGAATATTATTCAGGCAGGAATGAGAGCCGTAGAGCAACTAATTAAAGTTGCTAAGGAAGATATAATTAAGCCAGACCCTGAAGACGAGTTAGCTGCTGATAGACTAAAGAATGCTGCAGCTACTAAGAAGTTAGCTATATTTGATGCTTTTGATATACTGACTAGAATAGAGAATGAAAAAAATTTAATGGAAATCGAAGCACGAGGTCCAAGTAAACTAGACACTAAACAAGGATTTGCAGAACGAAGGTCTTCATAGTTTATACAGGGTTATAGATAACTACATACCTAAAGGTATTCTTAAAAAAAAGAATAGGAATAGGTCATGGAAATATGGCTATGATGAAAAGTATGATGTTGTTGTAATTTCTAAAACAGGTGAGGTAGGTGAGATATATGAAATTAACGGACTTAGGATTGGTTTGCCTAAAGCTCCAGAGTCTCTTCAAAGAGACAATAACAAGTGGGAAAGAGAAGAACCACCAAAAGAAATTCTAAAAATACAATCTATATTTCAATGGAATGAACATCCTAATACTTTCAAAGCTCAATGGGTAGACTATATTGAAAGTGAGTTTGACAAAAGAGAACAAGGCTATTGGTTTGTAAACAATAACAATAGTACATATATAACTGGGTCACATTATATGTACCTTCAATGGACAAAGATTGATGTTGGTTATCCAGATTTTAGGGAGGCTAACAGAATCTTTTACATTTTTTGGGAGGCATGTAAAGCAGATCCTCGATGCTTTGGTATGATATATTTAAAAATCAGACGTTCAGGTTTTTCATATATGGCATCTGAAGAGTGTGCAAATGTTGGAACAATATCTAAAAACTCTCGAATAGGAATATTATCTAAGTCTGGTTCTGATGCTAAAAAAATGTTTACAGACAAAGTTGTTCCAATTGTGAGAAACTATCCTTTCTTTTTTAAACCTGTTCAGGATGGTATGGATAAGCCAAAAACTGAATTAGCTTTTAGAATACCTGCATCAAAGATTACAAAAAAGAATATGTACAATGTTGATGATGAAGAGATGGAAGGTCTTGACACAACCATTGACTGGAAGAATACAGATGACAACTCTTATGATGGGGAAAAACTTTTATTATTAGCTCATGATGAAAGTGGTAAATGGCTAAAGCCTAATAATATACTAAATAATTATCGTGTTACGAAAACTTGTTTAAGGTTGGGTAGAAGAATAATTGGTAAGTGTATGATGGGGTCGACATCTAACTCTCTTAGTAAAGGAGGTGAAGAGTTTAAGAAACTATATTACGATTCTAATCCACATGAAAGAAGTAATAATGGTCAAACCAAAAGTGGGTTATATTCACTTTTTATCCCTATGGAGTGGAACTTTGAAGGTTATATAGATGAGTATGGTATGCCTATGGATGATGTTATAGAGTATTGGAACAATGAAGTTGAAAGTTTAAAGAATGATCCTGACGCATTAAATGAGTTTTACAGACAATTTCCTCGTACTGAATCTCATGCGTTTAGAGATGAAAGCAAACAGTCATTGTTTAATCTTACAAGAATATATCAACAGATAGACTACAATGATTCACTTATACAAGAACACCATACAACTCGTGGCTCTTTTTCCTGGAAAAATGGAATTAAAGATACTGAAGTAATATGGACTCCTAACACTAGAGGAAGATTTTTAGTAGGGTGGCTTCCTAAAAAAAATATGCAAAATAGGTACAAGAAAAATAATAGAGGAGATTTTTTTCCTTTAAATGAGCATCTTGGTGCTTTTGGGTGTGACAGTTATGATATATCAGGAACTGTTGGAGGAGGTGCATCTAATGGTGCATTGCATGGAATTACAAAGTTTAATATGGATGATGCTCCTAGCAATCAGTTTTTTTTAGAGTATGTAGCAAGACCTCAAACTGCCGAAATATTTTTTGAGGAAGTATTGATGGCATGTGTTTTTTATGGAATGCCTATATTAGTAGAGAATAATAAACCTAGGTTGTTATATCATTTTAAAAATAGAGGGTATAGAAGCTTTAGTATAAACCGACCAGATAAACTTAAACACAAGCTCTCTAAGACAGAAAAAGAGCTTGGGGGTATACCTAACTCAAGTGAAGCAGTAAAACAGGCTCACGCAGCAGCTATTGAGTCTTATATTGAAACATACGTAGGATTAGTTAAAGAAGATGAAATGGGTTATATGCCTTTTAGTAGAACATTAGAAGATTGGGCAAAGTTTGACATTAGCAACAGAACTAAGTTTGACGCATCTATTAGTTCAGGTTTGGCAGTAATGGCTTGTCAAAGACATCTTTATCAACCTGAGAAAAAACAATCAAATATTATTGTTAACTTTGCTAGATACAACAATAAAGGAAATCGTAGTGAAATAATTAGATAAATGAAAGACGTAAAAATAAATGTTTCTTCTGTTGGGTTTCCAAGTCAGTTTGTTTCTGATAGTGAAAAAGCATCAGATGAATTTGGCTTACAAATAGGTCAGGCTATTCAATACGAATGGTTTAAGAAAGATGGCAACCAATGCAGATATTATAATCAGTGGAGAGATTTCTACAGGTTGCGTCTTTATGCTAGAGGTGAACAGTCGGTAGCTAAATATAAAAATGAACTTGCAGTTGATGGTGATTTAAGTTACTTGAACCTAGATTGGACACCTGTTCCTATTATCCCTAAATTTGTAGATGTCGTTGTTAATGGAATGAACGACAGGTTGTTTGATGTAAAGGCATATGCAGAAGATGCTATGTCTCAATCTCAAAGAAGTAAGTATCAAGATATGATACAAGGTCAAGCAGCAGCTAAAGATGTTCTTCAAATTGTTCAAAAAGAAACAGGAGCTGACCCTTTCATTATGAATCCTGATGACCTTCCTCAAACAGATGAAGAATTAAACTTATACATGCAGCTTAAATACAAGCCTGCCATAGAGATTGCTGAAGAAGAAGCTATTAATACTATTTTTGCAGAAAATCATTACAACGATGTTAGAAAAAGAGTTGATTACGATTTAACTGTTTTAGGTATTGGTTGTACAAAACATGAATTTTTACCAGGAGCAGGAGTTGAAATTAAATATGTAGACCCTGCAAATATTGTTTACAGTTATACAGAAGACCCACACTTTAAAGATTGTTTTTATTGGGGAGAAATTAAAACTCTCCCAATTACTGAGTTGATGAAAATTGACCAGTCTTTAACTAGAGAAGATTTAGAAGAAATTTCTAAATACTCTCAGAGTTGGTATGACTATTATAATGTGGCTCAGTTCTATGAGAATGATATTTTTTATAGAGACACTGTTACATTAATGTATTTTAATTATAAAACCACTAAAAAAGTAGTTTATAAAAAGAAAATACTAGAAAATGGAGGAACAAAGGTTATAGAGAAAGATGACCAATTTAATCCACCTGTAGAAATGATGGAAGAAGGAAGGTTTGAGAAGATGGAAAAAACCATTGATGTGTGGTATGAAGGGGTAATGGTTATGGGTACAAATATTCTTTTAAAGTGGGAACTTGCTGAGAATATGGTAAGACCAAAATCAGCTCAACAACATGCATTACCAAACTACGTAGCAGTAGCTCCTAGAATGTATAAAGGAGTTATTGAATCTTTAACAAGACGTATGATTCCTTTTGCTGATTTGATACAGATAACACACCTAAAACTGCAACAGGTTATTTCGAGAGTTGTCCCTGATGGTGTATATATTGACGCTGATGGATTAAACGAAGTAGACTTAGGTACAGGAAATGCTTATAATCCTGAAGATGCTTTGAGATTATATTTCCAAACAGGTTCTGTTATTGGTAGAAGCTATACTCAAGATGGAGACTACAATCAAGGGAAAGTTCCAATTAAAGAGTTACAATCTAGCTCAGGTGCAAGTAAAACACAAATGTTAATTGCAAATTATAACCATTACTTAGGAATGATTAGACAGGTAACAGGATTAAATGAAGCTAGAGATGCTTCTTCACCTGATCCTAATTCTTTAGTTGGTTTACAAAAGCTTGCAGCTTTAAATTCTAATGTTGCAACTAGACATATACTTGAAGGTTCGTTATATATATATAGAACTTTAGCAGAAGCTATAACTTATAGGGTGGCAGATATATTACAGTATGCAGATTTTAAAGATGATTTTGCTAATGCTATAGGTAAATATAACGTGAGTATACTTAATGATATTAAAGACTTGTATATTTATGACTTTGGCATTTTTATTGAAGTAGCTCCAGATGAAGAACAAAGAGCTCAATTAGAAGCTAACATACAAATGGCTTTATCTAAGGGTGACATTAATTTAGAAGATGCTATTGATATTAGAGAGATAAAAAACATTAAGCTTGCTAATCAATTACTTAAAGTAAAACGTAAAGCATTACAAGAGCAGCAGCAACAACAAGTAATGCAGGCTCAAGCAATGCAAGCTCAACAGGCATTAAAGTCTCAAGAGATGAAGCAGCAAATGACAATGCAAGCTCAACAAGCTGAGATGCAAAGTAAGATGCAGTTAAAGCAGGCTGAAATAGCTTTTGAAATAGAAAAGCAAAACAATGAGGCTATGCTTAAAAGCAAGCTAATGCAAGAAGAGTTTAATTATAATTTACAACTAAGAAATATATCGGAACAATCATTAGCTCAAAGAGAGGTTCAAAGAGAGGGAGCAAAAGCTAATAGAATTAGTCAAGCTAATACTGAACAATCAAAACTAATACAACAAAGAAAAAATAATTTACCACCAGTAAATTTTGAATCAAATGAAGATAGTCTAGATGGCTTTGATTTGGCTGAATTCAATCCTAGATAATGTCTAAAATTGGTATTATTTTTTTCTTATATTTGTAATAATCAAATTTAATCATATGGAATTCAAAGTAAAAGAAGTAACAGTAGGAGAAGAAAAGTCTGTACAACAGGTAGAACAAGAGCTTTTAGATAAGCATGAAGAGGGTCTTCAAGAAGATCAACCAAAAGCTGAAGAGCCAAAAGCTGAAGAGCCAAAAGCTGAAGAGCCTGCTGAATTAGACGAGAAAGACGTTCTTTCATATATTGGTAAAAGATATAATAAAGAAATTAATTCATTTGATGAGTTAATGAGTGAGCGAGAAACTCAGGAAGAATTACCTGAAGATGTCGCTGCTTACTTTAAATATAAAAAAGATACAGGGAGAGGAATCAAAGATTTTGTAGAGTTACAGAAAGATTTTGACGATACCAACCCTGATTCTTTACTTAAAGATTATTTGCGTGCTACGGAAGATGGTCTTGATGAAGAGGATATAGAAACCTTAATGGATGACTATTCTTTTGATGAAGACTTAGATGAAGAAGCAGTTATAAAGAAAATTAAGTTAAAGAAGAAAAAAGCTATTGCTAAGGCAAAAGATTACTTTAAAGGAATGCAAGAAAAGTACAAGCATCCACTTGAGTCAAGTGGAACGCAGGCTTCAAATGTATCTGATAAAGAAATGGAAGGCTATAAGCAATACATCGCAAATGCGAAGTCTTATGAAGAAGAGACTGCTAGAAAGAAAGAGCTTTACGACTCCAAGACGTTAGAAGTATTTACACCTGAGTTCAAAGGTTTTGAATTTAATATAGGTGAAGAAACAATAACATTTTCTCCAAGCAGTACTGATGAGTTAAAAAAGAATGCATTAAATCCAGGTAGTTGGGCAACCAAGTATTTAGATGACGATGGTCTTTTAAAAGATTCAAAAGGTTTTCATAGGAGTATAGCAATTGCACAGAATCCTGAAAAATTTGCTAAGTTCTTTTATGAGCAAGGTAAAGCTAATGCCACAGAAGATGTGATGCGTAAGACAAAAAATATTAATATGTCTGATCGTAGAGCACCAGAAGTGACAAGCAAAGGAGGAACACAATTTAAGTCTTTAAACACAGAGAGTGGAAGAGGACTTAAAATTAGAAGTATAAAAAGAAAATAATTAATTTAAAAAAATAAAAATTATGGCAGGATCAGTCCAAGCTACGCCAGGTTTTGATTTGCAACCAAGTTCGCATCAAACACCTTTGGCTTCGAATTACATTACTGACTTCAACTTTTTGAATCAGTATTTACCAGATACTTACGAAAAAGAATTCGAAAGATATGGTAACAGAACAATCTCCTCATTCATTAGAATGGTAGGAGCAGAAATGCCTTCTAACTCAGACCTTATCAAATGGGCAGAGCAAGGAAGATTACACACCAAGTACGTTGATTGTGGTACTGCAGCAGTAGTCGCAGGTGGAGAAGCAATTTTTCAAGTAAATGACGTTCTTAACCCTGCAGGTTCAACTGTACAACCAGGTTCTGGTGCAACAGTTCAGATTGCAATCAGAGTTGGTCAGACAGTTGTTGTTGTAAACAATGATGGGTCAGGTGAGTTCAAAGCTATTGTTATAGCAGTTGACCTTGCAAACAACCAATTCACTGTTGCGTTTTACGATGCAGGTGGTTATACAGGTGGTACAGGACTAGGAAATGCTGATGCAAGTGTTTTCATCTATGGTTCTGAATTTAAGAAAGGAACAAATGGAATGCAAGGTTCATTAGAAGCTGACGATTTCATCTTCGAAAACTCTCCAATTATCATCAAAGATAAATATGCAGTATCAGGTTCTGATATGGCTCAAATCGGATGGATTGAGGTTACTACTGAAAATGGAGCAACAGGTTACTTATGGTACTTGAAGTCTGAGCACGAAACTCGTTTACGTTACGATGACTATTTAGAAACTGCAATGATTGAAGCAGTTCCTGCTGAAGCAGGTTCTGGTGTTGTAACACAAACTACATCTGACCAAGTTGGAGACAAAGGGTCTGAAGGTGTATTCTATGTAGTACAACAAAGAGGTAATGTATGGGCAGGTGGAAACCCTAATGCTTTAGCAGACTTTGACGCAATCATTTCACGTTTAGACAAGCAAGGTGCTATTGAAGAGAATGTAATTTTCTTGAACAGAGACTTTGGATTTGACATCGATGATATGTTAGCAGCTCAAAACTCTTATGGAGCAGGTGGAACTTCTTATGGTCTTTTTGACAATGATGAGGAGATGGCACTTAACTTAGGATTCACAGGATTCCGTAGAGGTTATGACTTTTACAAGTCTGACTGGAAATACTTAAACGACCCAACAATGCGTGGGGGAGTTGATGGTACAGGAAGCATCAATGGATTGTTAGTGCCTGCAGGTTCTACAACTGTTTATGACCAAATCCTTGGAAAGAACGCTAAGAGACCATTCTTACATGTTCGATACAGAGCTTCTGAAACTGAAGACAGACGTTACAAAACTTGGATTACTGGTTCTGCTGGTGGTGCAAGAACATCTGACTTAGATGCGATGGAAGTAAACTTCTTGAGTGAAAGAGCAGTTTGTACTTTAGGTGCAAATAACTTCTTTATCTTCCAAGATTAAGTAGCTTAAATATAGAGGTGGCAGAAACCCTAGAAGGGATGCCACCTCTTTTTTATAAATTAAATTTAAATTATATCAAATGAAAACTACAGTACAAAGAGTAGACAAAGTCTACAAGTTAACAAGGAATGCAGCACCTTTATCTTTCATGCTTGCAACTAGACACACTAGAAGATTTCCATTACTTTGGGTTGATCCTGAAACAGGAATAAATAGAGAATTACGTTACGCTAGAAATCAATCATCTCCATTTGTAGATGAACAAGATGACAATGCAATTATAGAGCCTGTTATTTTTGAAGATGGATTTTTAAGAGTTACTAAAAACAATCAAGTTTTACAAAGATTCTTAGATGTTCACCCACACAATGGTATTAAGTTTAAAGAATTAGATAATGCAAAAGATGCTCAAGAAATTGTTGAAAACATTAACATAGAACTTGACGCAATGATAGAAGCTCGTTCTTTGTCTATATCACAACTAGAGACTTTAACAAGAGTATTGTTTCAAAAAGACCCATCTAGAGTTAGTACGGATGAAATGAAGAGAGATATATTAGTTTATGCTAAAAGAGAACCTCAAGATTTTATGTCGGTTATAAACGACCCTGTATTAAAGCTACAAGCAACTGTACATAAGTTGTTTGAACAAGGTCTTATTAAATACAGAAACAAAAATAAAGAAGTGTGGTTTGCTACCAAAACTAACAAAACACGACTATGTGTAATACCTTTTGGAGAAGACCCAATATATATAGTGTCATCATATTTCCAATCTGACGAAGGAATTGAGGCATTAAAAGTATTAGAAAACTTAATGGAATAGTTAGTTAATAGTGATTTTTTTTGTGATTCATTAAGTAAGGAGGTCTTTTTTAAGACCTCTTTTTTTTTTGATTATCTTTGTGTAAATAATACTTAGGATGATAAACGATATTAGAAATACAGTTTTAGCCGTATTAAATAAAAACAACTATGGCTACATCTCTCCACAAGATTTTAATCTATATGCACAACAAGCTCAAATGGATTTATTTGAGGATTACTTTTATGCATATAACTATCAGGTTAACAAAGAAAACCAAAGAACTTCTGGAACAGGATATGCTGATATAAAAAAGGGTTATGTGGAA